GAGTGAATCTGGTAGATTGTGTCGAATATTCCGTTGTTGCGGTCGTTGATTTCCTTGATTGTCTTCTGCAATTCAATGACCTTTCGGGCGAGGCAGACTTCAAGAATTGTGTGCGAGCCCCCCCCCCTGCCTGCGGTTGTTGGCGATGTTTTCAATGTCCTTTGTGTAGAGTTTGATTTCCGGCATTTATGCCTCCTTTGTGTTGGTTGATGTTTAATTACTTCCACGTTTCCAGTGATTCCGCTTCCATCAGCTTCTTTTCGGCGTAACGCTTCACGCAGTAATCGTGCATATACTCCTTTCTAGCGGCGTTCTTCACGGGATCGGCAGCTACCTTTGCACGGTATCGCGCCTGAGCCTCTTTTCTACTCTCGATGAATTCCGGATCGTGCTTGTGCGCCTCGTACCATGCGTGAGCCGTCTTGCGGTGGGCCTCCTTGCCTTCGGGCGTTTCGGCGTAGGCTTTCGATCGTGCGCGGCATTGGGCCTTGTGTTCCTCATACGCTTCGGGCGTGTACGATTCCTTCGTGCGAGTGCGCTTTCGCTTCTTCGCTACGCGCTCGATGCTCTCCTGCGTTCTAGCCCGTGCGAGTGCGTAGATGTCCTTTTCGGAGTTCGTCATAGTTCCCTCTTTTTTTAAATTCGTGCAAAATCTTTTACTCGCCATCCTTTTTGCACGTGTCGCCGTGAGCCCATCGTTCTTCTTCCACGTACTGCATCATACGCAGGATGACCGCCCCGCATTGCGCCAGCTCTTGCAGCGTGTGTTCAAAGTCCCCCGCCTTGTACGCTTCCAGGGCTTCAAGGATTTCCTCGTTGAGGATGGCGTCTGCGTGATACGGCGCATCGCTGTTGACCTTGCGCCAGCGCTCCAGCTCGTCAACGATAAACCACTCACGGGCTCCCGTGAAATCGTCGCAGAACTTTGGGTGCTTGTGCGTGGCGGCGACATACTCCGCCTCTATCATCCGGATGTGCTTAGCGTTAGCCATTTTTTGCTTCCTCCTTTATCTTGTCTTCCTTGCGGAGCTCGTTGAGTATGTTGAACGCCTCCCAGACAACGGCGTAGGAAAGTTCCTTGATTGCTCTCTCGGCCATCGCCTTGGCGAACGCCTCGTCGGCGTCGGCCAGCCCGAACGCCATGAAGGCGGTCTCGGCGTCCACTCCGTATTGGCCGTGAATTTCTCTGAAAGCCTCCAGCATGGCCTCTTTTTTCTTGTCGTGCTTTTCCTTCCACGAGCGGAACGCTAGGGCGCTATCGAGCTGCGCGTCCTCTATCCGCTCAGTCTTACTGTATTCGTTTTCCATGTTTTCCGCTCCTGTTTTCGGTAGTGCTCAAATTGACACTATTTGTTGTTGTTTAGGTGCTCAACAGAGCACTATTTTATCTTTTTCCGGTCCTGTCCTGCGTTTTGGCGGTCGTCGTTAATTGCGTTTTAAGGCGTATTCTAGGCCGTCTTTTTCTAGGTGGCTACCTAGGTAGCCACCTAGGCCTTAAAACGGCCTGTAGAGCACGCAAAACGGAGCCATTTCGGCGGTCCGTTCCTTGAATGTTTACAGAAATTTACACAATATTGTAAACATTTGCAAACATTTGGTTGCGCGGTCCGGAGTCCGGCGCGGAGGTTCCGGCGGTCCCTCGAAAAAGCCTCCTCGCGGAGGCCGATTCTTTTAGCCTGAGCCTGAGCCGTAGCCTGAGCCGTAGCCTGAGCCGTAGCCTGAGCCGTCGCCGTAGCCTGAGCCGGAGCCGTCGCCTGAGCCGTAGCCTGAGCTGGAGCCGTCGCCGTAGCCTGAGCCGGAGCCGTCGCCTGAGCCGTAGCCTGAGCCTGAGCCGTAGCCTGAGCCGGAGCCTGAGCCGTAGCCTGAGCCGTCGCCTGAGCCGGAGCCTGAGCCGGAGCCGTAGCCTGAGCCGGAGCCGTCGCCGTAGCCTGAGCCGGAGCCGCAACGCTTCGCGGGGTTCACGTTGATGTTAGTCCTGCTCACGTTCGCCTGCCTTCACGATGCTGTCCATCGCCTCCTGCGTGCAGGGGATTACCTCGTAGACGTCGCCGAGCCAGATTTCGTCCAGTTCGTTCGGCAGCTTGACGTCGTCCTTGATTCCGTACTTCGCCACGGCGGATAGGCTCACGCCTTCCTTCGCCTTCCAGTACCACAGCCTGCGGGACTTGACGAGCGTGGCGTGGTTGCCGTCGTGCTCCTTGAGGAATCCGGCGTGGACTCCTGCCTCGTGGCAGCGGCAGATTACGTATTCCATGCCTTCCGTGTTCACTGGCACGGCCTGCTTGATGGAGTCCTTGCGGACGTATTCCACGTCGCCAATCTTGATTACGTCGGGGTTGTTAGTGTTTTCCATTTTTCATTTTCCTTTGCCTCTTTGGCAGTTTAGTTGTTAGGTTTGAGTTTGTACTTCATTATGCCCTCCTAGTAGTTCTCCGCCTCCTCGCGAGTGCGGAAGAAGTGGAAGCCGCTCGCACATTCCACGTTGTACATAAGGTTGAAGTCGTCTATCACGATTTCCTTGCCGAGCGTGTACTCAAAGCTGTTGTCGTGTTGGCTGTGCAGCACATCCTCTCCGCCCATATCCGTAATCTTCGCTCGGTTCGTGCGGCACTTTCCCCCGTTGATGCAGAACACGATGGCACCTGCAGGAATCTCGGCCGTGATAACCACGCCCTCGGCTGTTTTCTTGTAGCCCGTGATGGGCTCCTTGAGGATCTGCCCGAGGCGATACTTCTCTGAATCATCCAAGTTGGCGGACTCCAAGTTGGCGTACTCCAAGTTGGCGGACTTCAAGTTGGCGAACTTTAAGTTTAAGCCCGTCAAATTCTTGTCGGACAAGTTCGCCTGCATCTCCTCCCAGCCTTCGCAGTCCTCTTTCAGCCAGTGCTTGTGGCGGTCGATTATCGTGTCAAGTTCTTGCTGTGTCATACTATACCCATTCTCCTTTAGGACATTCATCCTCGTAATTGAAATTCTCGTTCTCCGCGCTCACTTCCACGTTACGCAGGCGGCGGTATGCCTGCCGTACCGAGATGCCGTTCTCCTTGGCGATGATGCGCGCCTTGTCGCGCCGCTTGTCGCTGTGCGCTGTCATTACGCAACCTCCCGTGCAATTCTGTCGCAAACCTTGCGGCACAATTTTACAAGCGCTGCGACTTCGTTCTTGTCTTGGACGTTTCGATCGTAGGGCAACACGGAATTTTTGAACACGTTGAAAATATCGTCCGCGAGAAATTGCGCTGTGTTGCTTCGGTGACATTCGTGGCACGGCCTGGAAAGCGGGTGTCCACATCCGTATGTTTTCGTCATGTACGAAAATTCATAGAGGATGAAATCGGAATCCGCACAAAGTTTTACTTCCACATACGGCCCCGTTAGCTTGCCATCGCGAAATTCCAAAACGTTCTCCGTGAACACTCCGCAGGCGTTCGTTCCTGCGGGTTTCCTATTGAGAAGATACTGCGGGTGTTCCGCTTCGGTAATGAGCGGCAATAAATCAATCTGCACGGCGTCCGTCATTTGATTTCCTCCCACCACCTTTTGTGGCGCATCATTGCCGCTTCCTTGCGCTCCAACACGCGCCCGTGCTTCACCGCCACGTGGACGAGGAACGCCCCGAAAACCATCACGAACACGAAAACGAAGATGCTCGCGATGTACAGCGCAATATCGGGCGGCAGGGCTTGCAACTTGTCGAAGATGTCCATAGTCATAGTTTCTCCAGTAGTTGTTTTGTTTGTTCTGCGAAAATCTTGTAATAGTGGTGGTTGTCCTGTTCCTTGGCTGTTTTCTCTGCCTTGGCGAGGTGTTTTTCAACGGCTGTCGCAAAGTTCCGGAGCGAGTTAAGTTCGGAGTTCTTCGCTGCAAGTTCTTTGGCCTCGATGAATACCCCGTTGTCGGTTACGTTTACAAGCGTCCTTGCGAGCACCCGTTCCCACTTCGTCTTGAAAGCATCGTCTTTCAGCATCTGCCGGACGCTACCGACAATCTGCGTCAGCGGTTGCGATTCAAGACGCTTTTCGGCAACGCTCTTGCCGTCATTTGCCGGAGCGGGAGGTGGCAAAACTTCGCCACGTTCCTGCGCCTCGATTTCGGCAAAAATCTGGTCAAGCCTCGCCAGCTCCGCTTCCTTGTCGATTTTCGCTTTCGCCATTCCCGATGATTCCTTTCAGTTCCTCGTTCAGTTTTTCCGTCCGTTTCTCGCTCGCCTTTGCGTTCGCTGTCAAGTCCGCCAGCCTTTTCGCTTTCAAGTCAGCGCCTCCGGCCTTTTCAATCCGCAGGAGGGCGGAATAGAGCCCTTCGAAAAACTCGTTGCGCTGGTTGTTGACCTCGCCAAGTTTCTCGCTCAAGTGCAGGCACTTCTTCGCCAGCGCTACTTCAAGCTCCGTGCGCTGCCCCCCCCCGTTTCTACTTTGTTTGCAATTTTCTTTATGTCCGTCATTGTCAGGTTTATTTGCATTTTCTTCTCCTTTTTTGATTGTGGATTCCGCAATTTTTTCTAGCGCGAAAGCTATGCGCGGCAAGTATTCCTGGATTGTTTCCAGCGTTTCTTCTTCAATCTTTGTTAGCATATTACAGCACCCCCATGTCGATGGCGGCGGCGCACACCACGCAGGCGAGCAAGCCTGCGAGGCAGAGCGTGTCGTGGATGATTGTCTTGATTGTCATTTGTGTGATTCTCCTTTTGCAAAGTTTACCGACCGCGGCGGCGGCAAAAAAAACAAAAATTACGATTTAGGTTTTACTCCGTCGCGATCGGGTGCCGGGGCTGCCGCGTGTGCCTTTTGTGGAACAATGCGGGTTTAGGGTTGAAACAACAAACAATGGTGATTCCCTTGCCTCGGCTTCGGATGCGGCTAAACGGGCTCACATCCGAATTTCAATATTTAATTTATAAAAACTATTGGAGAAAGTCAATAGTTTGGAATGTAATTTTTTTGCGGGGCGAGGCGACGAAAAAAGATTATGTTTACCTGTACCTCGCCCCAGCGCTTGCGGCGGTGTAATAACATACTAGCAAGTGTGTTCGCCGCTTCGCGCTCCGGCGCATCCTCTAGACTGGAGCGATGCGACGTGCAAAATGGGAGCCCTCCAGCTGCGGTAACTGATTTGGGTTGTGTGTCAAACTTTGCAGCCATTGGGCGTAAGATGTTATCCTTTCATAACCCCGAACTTTTGACGATGATAGCGCAGCCGTTCGAGCGTTTCGTAGGAATCCCTGGGGCATTGCTTACAAAGTATGTACTTATCAAGAATGGCGGTTGCTATGTCGCCGGATAGGTCCTTGGACGTGTCGTAGTAGTAGCCGTGTTCGTTGCCCGGATTCTTCATACTCCAGTCTCTAGGATATGCTACCACCGCGCCCCATTGGTGGCTCTTGACAATACGGATGTCGTGAAGGGTAAGCTGCCCATTTAGCGTAACTTTTGCATATCCCAGCAACGTGTCCGCACCGTCGGTTTTCGGGTCGCAGGGGTACACGGTTACGCTTGTAACGAAAATTCCAGCCATCATTCCGCCTCCTGCGTGGCTGCGTTCACGGTCTCGGTCAACGCAGCGAAAAGTTCACGGCGTTGCTTGCGGTCGTGGATTTCCGCGAGGTCGGGGACGTTGTGATTCTTGATGTACGCGTCGAAGGCTTCGGGCGCCTTGTTCCGCAGTTCCTCGCACATAGCGATCCAATTGGCATCTCTGGAATCCTGCACCGCCTCGGCGCTTTCCGTGGCCTCTGCGGGCGTTTTATCGGTCGGTTCGTCCAAGACCTCGGCCTGCACAAATTCGGGCTTATAGGCGCGTTGTTCGCCCTTCTCGGCGGTGGCAAAGTCGCTCACTTCTTCCGGCGTGTACATACCGCAGAGGCAGGCGGGATAGAGCGCGCGCACCCCTTCGGAAACGCAGCGCGCCGAGAGCATCGCGGCGGGGTACTGCTTCCAGGTGGTCTTGCCCGTGAGGCCTGCCTTCGTGGCGCGTTCGATTGTCCATTCGACATCGAGATTTCCGCCCTGCGGGTGTTCGAGGTGCAGTTTGCACACCTTGTCCGTGCGGGTAATCCAGCGGATGGAGCCGCCCGCCTCCTGGAACGCGGCGAGCATAGCCTCCGACTTCATCGCGGGGCGTCCCTGGATGATGTGGTAGCGTTCCACGGCCTTCGCGGGATGTATGCCGTTCGCCTGGGCTACCATCATGAGTGAGAACGCCTCGGCGCTGGACTTGTAGCCGAACAAGCCGGACTTCGCAAAAGCCACGCTCATATTCGTAATGTCTTGTACTGTCAATTCGTTAGCCATTGTTTGATTCTCCTTTGGTTGTGTTGTTGTCAAAAGGCATTGTGTCGGGGAGGGCTGCAAGCCCATCACCTATATCCTGCTCCCAAGCCTTGCAGCAAGCGTCGTATCGCGCTAGGCGGTCGAGGATGTCGTAGCCCATGAAGTCTGTGAACTGCTGCGGCGTGTGCATCGCACGGGCGGTTTTAACCGCGTCGATTACGCAGGCGGCAGCCACGATCAATTCGTGCTCGATTTCCCGCGAGCGTTGCTCCTTCAAGTATGATTCTCTAGACATTGCGCTATCCTTTGATAAATTAGGGGCTCCCGGCGAAAGTAGGGTAGCGAGAACACCGGGAGCCCCCGAAATTCTCGCGATAAATTTTTGTTAGAAATGCGCCGGGGAACGCCCCCGGCGGCTGGCTTGTCTAGGGCATCATGCAGACTTTTTCGCGAAAATTCTTTCACCAAGTTCGATGACCTTGTTGCAGAAAATTTCGTTGCCTTCGATGTTGCACGTCCTTACCTTGTTGTAATCGGCATGGCCGTGGACGGGCGAGCAAAAATAAAGGCGGGTATGTCCAAGCATCGGCACTTTGGTGTAGTTGCCATGGTTTTCGTCGTGCAGTTCGCGGAGCATCTCAAGTGCAACTGTCCTGTAATGGGAATCGCCATACTGACCGTATGCACCGCGATTGTACCATGCCATAAGTTCGGCGGCTTCGAAACGCTGCTTACGCTGCGATTCATAGGCCATTGAATACGCCTTGCGATTTTCACGAATAGTGCAGGAAATCTCTTCAATGAGGTCGTAAACTTCTTTTTTTGAAGGTGTACGGCCCAATTTGACGGCGGTCATGTGCCACACCTTCGTCTGTTCGTTCGCCTTGAGCGCGGCGCGGAATGCTTTCTTCGTGAATTTCATTTTGCTACCTCTTTTTTTTGTGTGGGCTTCATTGCCTCACATTAACAAATATACCTCTTTTTGTGAGAAAGTCAATAGTTTGGAAAAATATTTTTGAGAATTTACAAAAGGTGCGGAAACTTGCGTTTTTGTGCAAATTTCCGCTATTTGTAGTTTACAATTTGCTCTCCCATTTTGCCGCCTGGAACATATCGGGCTGGTACTTGCCGAGCAATTTATTAATTGCATCGTTGTAGAAGTTTCTATCCACCTCAAATCCGTAGCTTTTGCGGTCAAGCGTTTGCGCCGCCAAGAGTGTAGAACCCGAACCGCAGCAGGGGTCAATCACAACGTCGCCTTCATCGGTGAAAATGTCAATCAACTTTTTTAAGAGTCCGATGGGTTTCTGCGTCGGGTGTACTTTCGGCGTTTCGGTGTCGCGCTCCCACTCGAAGCAGTTAAAAATCATCTTGCCTCGGTTGTTGAATTTCGGGAGCTTGTTTCGGTAGAACAAAAGCCCGTATTCGCAATTGCCCACGATCTTCATATTTGCTTTTAGGACTTGCGGCGAGAAGTTCTTGCGGAACACAAGATTGATGTAGTTGGGGAGCCCGTATTGCCTGCCAAGTTCGATGAACTTGAATTGCTGCTCGAACTCGCAGAAAAGAATCATACACGGTGCGCGGCCTGCTTCTTTCGGTTCCTTCGTGAGCATCTTTGAACAGAAGTGCATAAATTCTGCTGGTCTGAATTCATCCTCGCTATTGAAGAACTTTTTGCCTGCAAGTTCGGATTCTCCGTTCTTGTTGTCGCCGTCGATATACCACGACGGGTTCGAGCCGTATGCGTTCTTGCCGAGGTTGTACGGCACGTCAGCGATGATAAGCTGCGCCTTCGGGATTTGATACACCTTGTAATTTTGAAACGAATCGCGGTAAAGGTGCATATCATAAAGATTCCATTCGTTTTTCATTTGCTGCGTTTCTCCTTTGCATTGAAATTCATTAGTACGTGTTAGCCAGCTTCCTGGCAATCCATTTCACCAGCTCCACCTCGTCGCCGCCGCTTTTGCGGATGCGCTCTTTCTCGGCGATGACCTTGGGATTTGTCGCGGCCTCGCCCGTAACACCCAGGTACGCCCTGCCGTTCTCGGCCGTGACCGTGTACGTGGAATTGGACTTGACGCTCTTGTATTCCGCTACGTTATTTTGCATTTACTTGCCCTCCGTGATGACGTTCACGCCCTGGATTTTGAACGGTATCCATCGCCCGTTTACTTTGACGTAGCAGCCCGCAATTTTTGCACTTGAATGAATATTTATGGTACGTCATTTTGTTTCCTCCTTAAAGTCAACCTTGCAATTGTCCGGCACGATTTCGACGTTTACCTTATAGGCTACGCAGCACGAAACGGAAATGCAAATCTGTTCCTTCTCGTCAAGCAAGTTTCGCCCCGTCTTTTTCATAATGTCGCGCAGGGCAAGCGCAATCTTGTCTTGCGCCTTTTTGAATTCCTCCTCATTCGGGTGGACGTTGGCTAGATGGATGGCGCGGTTAGAGGCACGGGCAAGGCGATCTATACCATCCTCGCGGTTTCCGTTAAAGTTTAAAATTACGTATGCGTGGCTAATCATTGTTTCTCCTTTTGTTCAAGTTCTATTATATCTCGCCTCGCGTTCTGCTTTCATCTGGCAGCTCCTCAATGTTTGGAGGCGGTACTTCTCGCCGTTGTCGCGGAGCCATTTCTTTTGATATTCCACGAAAGACTTGTTCTTCGGGTTCGCCTCGAAATCCCGGACGATTTGCCGCGCTGTGGCTTCGTCCATTTCCAGGTAGATGCCGTAAAGCCTCTGTGTCGCCTTAATATACGTGACTTCGTCATTCTTCACAAGTTTTGCGCCATCGTAGCCGACGGCGGGAACGTTCCTTTTGGGCAGCGTGTATGCCGTGGTTTCTGCGCGGTGGTTCGTGAGCGCTTCGCCCAGGACGCGCTGCGTCGGGATGTCCGCAATGTTCTTTGCCCTGCGGAACGCGTCGCGCACTTCGTCCACGTTGTTGAACTTGAGCGCACGGTGCAGGCTTGAGGCCACGACGAGTGCGTTTTCCTTTGAGATGTTGCGACCCAGCGCGATATATGCGATAGTCAGCTCCTCGACGATTGCCGATATGATTTCATCGTGGTTCAATATGTAGCCTCCCGCTTCTTAAATCGTCTATTAGTTCCTTGGCACCACGCACCATCTCGTTCTGCCGTTCAGTAAAGTTGCGAGGGGCCGTGCGCCTCTTGTTCTCCTGGATGCGGTCAAACACCCAGCCACGCATCGCCGCCGCATCGCTCTTGTACGCCTTGCCCTTGCTCTCCTTGTAATCGGCGAGAATCTGCACGGCGCGGTCAAAGTCAAGGCCAAACTTGTTACGCAGGGCGGCTTCTTCGTCCACGGTCACGCGGACAAACCCGCCTTGATCCAATGCGTGTTTTTCTGGCTTGGGCTTTGCGGGAACCTTCGGCGTTTCCGGCGGCGGTTCGGGCTTGTTCTTCTTGTCCCAACGAGCCTTTACGCTTGCCCGACCCTTTTCCGAGCGTTCGGCGGCTCTTTGGATGTACTTCTCGGCTAACCCCTGGAACGTGTCGGGGCAGGATTCCGAATCGTTGTAAACCAGCGAATCAATGAACCCGACCAATGCCGCCGCCGCCTTCTCGATTCCGCTATCCCTCACTTCGTCGCGGTATGCCTTCATAACTTCGGCGGGGCATATTGAGATGTACTGCATCATAGGCGGTTTAAAAAGAAAAAGACCGCCGGACGTTTGCGCCCGTCCAGCGGTCAAGTTATCCCTTGGTAGGAAAATCTTTGTTCGCGCGCAAGCGAATCACGTTCCTAATGTACATCTTTTTTTGACCCGTGTCAAGACTTTTTTAAATTTTTTTTCGTAAGAAAGAAAAAAGAACCAAAAAAGAAAGAACTATGGTTATTGAGTAGTTATCCTTATATGAATATATACGTATATATACCCATATATATTGTTAAGTGAATATATTAGTATTACGTTCGTAATACGAACGTATCGCCATAAATGGCGAAATCACGCAAAAATCAAAGATTCGTTACATACAAGTTAGAATGTTTTTCGTAACTTTCAAAATCCTAGTAATACGAACGTATTACGAACGTATTACGAACGTATCGGGAGCAGAAAACCCCGGACGAATCCGGGGCTTGTACACGTATGTCAGCATCAAGAGTTATTCATAATATACCCTTTTTCTGTTCCACGTGGAACAATTTTTGCACATTTTGTTGATTTTTTGTTTATTTTTTCGTATATTTCAAAAAAGGAGATCACGTAATATGGCTAGAACACCGAGAAAAAAGAAAACCGAGGACGTGCAGGAATTGCCGCTTGATGCGGAACCCGCACCCGAAACTACACCCGAAACGCCAAAAACGACCGAAAAGGCCGTTATCGTTGAACCGACCCGCGAGGACGTGGCAAAGGAAATCCTTGCCACACACGGCGACATCAACGAGATGGGCAACACGCAGATGCTGCGGCACATTCTTTATGAATTGGTATGGGCTCGCCTATGGAAAACATCGACAAGCAAATAAAGCCCTTTTCCGTGCGTTCTGACGGCGTTTCTGACGAAACCCTACCAAAGACACCTCCCGACACAAAAGAGGCCGAGAGACGCGCCAAAATACGGGCGCAGCGCATAAGGAACTTGAACCCCGTCACGAAAGGCTCGAAGGAAGCAAAGGAACTTTCCAAAAAGGGCAATATGTCCAAAAGGAAGCTGGCAGAAATGCGCGCCGCCATCCGTGCCGAAATCCTGCGGCAATGCACCCCTGAATTGCTTGCCAAGCGTACCGTGGATGCAATCAAGCAGGGGAACCTGGAACTTGCCACGGTTCTGGAAAAATGCTCAAAGATGGTAGGAACCCATTTTGAACAGACTGAAGAATACGTCCAGCACTTTGAATCCAAATCCAAGACCGAAGGCACGACCAGCGTAAAATTGGTGATTGAAGATATGGCTAAACCCGTGGAGGGATAGCCGTTGCAAGTCGTTTCGCACGTCAAATTGCTGCCGTACCAGCGGCGGCTCTTGAATAGCAGAAACCCGTTCACGTTCGCGATATGCGGACGCGGTGCTGGCAAGACGTATTCAATGAGCCTAATCGCCATGATAAAATTTTTATCGGGGCAAAACGTGCTAATATCGGCGCAAAGGTTCGATTCACTGCGTGACGTTCTTTGGAAGCAGATTCTAGCCAGGATTAAGGACTTTGGACTTGAGGGATGCGTGAAGCTATCCAAGGCCCCTATACGCGCCGAGCTGAACGGCTTCTCGATATATACGACATCCTATGAAGCGTTGGACGGTGCGCGCGGCCTTGATGACATCGGATGCATTATGCTTGACGAGGTGGGCCTAGCCCCGCTGGACGTGCTGGACGTTCTCGCGCCGTGCTTGCGCGGCCCCCACGTTCAAGACCCGTGCATATTGGGGGCGACCACGCCGCGAATGGATAGCCTATGGAATTACCGATTTGCGAAAGTCAACGGCTGCGAGGATTGGGACATCATCAAGGCGACTACATACGACAATTGGACGTTGACGAAAAAGCAGCTCGACATCATCGAACGCGCCGTGCAAACGCCCGAAATGAAGCGGCAGGAACTTTACGCCGAGATCATCCTGGGAGCCGACACGGCAAGCATTATAAAGATTGAGGATTTCCCAAGCTACTACCAAGCCAACAGCGACACCCGCGTAATAGCTGGCCTTGACTGCGCGCACGGCGGCGAGCGCGACTGCTTCGGGTGGTTCAAGCGCAAGGGTAACGAGATTTTAGACATCAAGGAATTTCGCCACGTCTCGCACGAATGGGTTACGAAGTACATTCTTGAATCGCACCAAAAGCTGCCTATTTCAATGCTCAATATGGACTTGGCTTGGAGCGAATACGAATACAACGTCTTAAAGTATCATTTCCCGTGTCGCCAGGTGGCGTTTGCCGAGCGCGCGAGCGAGGGTAACGAGAGGCAATACGCCAACATCCGCGCCGAGATGTACTTCAACGCGGCGTGGGCCGTCAAGAACGGCTTTTACGTGGGGCTCCGTTCCGATGCGCTCCTTTACGATGCGGACGGGAACCCGATAGGCAGCGAGGAAATAGCGCACCTCCGGCAGCAGCTATGCGCCGTTACCTGGAAGCGCGACCGGCAGGGGCGTTTGCTCTTGACCGACAAGGAAGAATTGCGTAAACTCTTGGGATGTTCGACCGACATTGGCGATGCGTTTTGCTTGACCTTCCTAGACCGTTACACGGCAGATGACCCGGCGATGAAGCCTCCGCAGGGCCTGGAACTTTCACGTTCCGAGGTGGCGCAGATTATGAGCGAGGATTGACGATGATTGACAAGACCGATAGAATATTTGACAAGGTGTATAGAAAGCTGGCAGATGCCGACGGCTTGTCTATGGCGATACGCCTTGTAAACGAAGGGCGATGCACACCCGAAATCTACAACCTTTTGGGGTGCATACTCAACAACATTTCCGAGGCTGCGGCGAAGATTCTTCTTTGCTCCCGTGAGCATTGCGGGTACAAGGAATTGCTTTCGAGCGCGGACACGCACAACGACATCCGGGTGCAATTGCTGGAACTCGTCAACAATCGCAAGGTGCGCTGCGATTCCCCGCGCGAGGCTTTCAACTACCTTTACACGGCGGCGCGCAACCGCTTGAAGAACCTATGCAGGGACACGCACCGCAGGCAAAAAAGATGCCGCTTTGTCACGTTCTCGGAGTTCAAGACACCAAACGACATCAACGACATCATTGGCGATTGCGACATTGACGGCACAAGGATTTTTCACTAAAACACAAACCGCGAAAAAAAGGAGGCCGATATGGCTCACGATCCGTTACAGAAGATGATTGACGATATGAAGGCAGAGCAGGAGGCCGAGAAGGCCGCAGCCGCTGCCGCCGCTGCCGGTGGTGGCGAACCCACGCCGACGGGCGACCCTAACCACGCGCCCAACCCGACACCGGGGCAGGAACCAAACAGGGACGAACCCGACCCCGCACCGGCTCCGACCGCCACGCCCGACCAGAAACCGCAGGGCGACCCGAACCCGAACCCAGCGCCGACCGCAACACCGGCAGATGATCCAAACGACCCGCTTGCGCGCGCCCAGCATTCGTTCCGCGAACAATTGGCGAAGCGTGACAAGAGGCACGCCGACGAAATGGCGGAACTCAAAAAGACCATCGAGGCACAGAAGGCGGAGCTGGAAGCGTTCAAGAAGTCGCAGGAACCCAAGCCCCCGATGAAAAGCCGCAAGGACTTCGAGACCGACGACGAGTACATCCAATACGTCGCGCAGGAGTACGCGAGGGAAATCATCGCGAAGCAAAAGGCGGAGGATGCCGAGACGGCGGCAAAGAAAGCGGCAGAGGATGCCGAAGCGCAGAAGCGGCAGCAGGCCGACATTGAAGAACGCCAACGCTTCGATGCCCACATCTTGACCTCGTTCGGTAACGACCAGGCGAGAGCGCAGAAGTTCACCTCGCAATTGCAGTACGCCGCGAAGAACGGCCTCGGCACGATCCTTGACAACGCCCCCGGAACGTGGGATTTCTTGTCCCGTGACCCGAACGGCCCCAAGGTGTTCGAGAAGGTGCTGAACGACAAGGCATACTTCCAGCGGATGTTCCTCAACAACCGAACCGACCTTGGGATGCTCGTCACGGCGCGCGAGATTGCGAAGGAACTTGCAGGAACGCCAACACCGACACCGACCCCCGCGGCAGCTCCGGCCCCCGCAAAGCCTGGTGTCGTGCCTCCCATCGGCAAGCCAGGAGCAGGCGGAAACGGCGCGGCGCCCGACATCTTCACCGACGATGCGGCCCTAAAAAAGTTCATTCGTGACCATTCCTAGTTGACTTTCTGCGAAAAATGGTGTATATTGTATTAAAAGGCTCTTTTCGGATTTGCCCAAGCCTACGCCCGAACGGGGGTCAAGCCGTACAATATACCCTTTTCGCGGTGGGTTTGTAGCCGCACAATATACCGCCTAATTAGGCACACGGGCGGGTGTGCGATTCTCCAAAAAAACAAAACAAACTCACTCTTTGAAAGGAGCTATTTATGGCTTTTGCTAACGGAAAAAAGATTAAGCTCGTCGCGGGCTTTGTCGCCTCCAAACTCACTTACTTGAAGAAGTCCAAGTCCTACTTCCCGCAGTCCGAAATCAAGGGCAAGAAGTACGGCATGGAAATGGACGGTTACCTTCCCGACCCCGGCACGACCAAGCACGGCATCGTCGCCGACCCGGATTCCATCAGCCAGCCGAAGATTGCTGCCGTGATGGATAACATGAACACCTCCTGCGAACTCGACCTTTGGGATGAGCTGGTGGAAGTGGAATCCTTCGTGGACGAAATCGCCAAGCCGCGCGGCATCAACCTCGCACTTTCTGTACAGAAGGAAGTGATGGAACTCAATATGTGCCGTTCTGCCCAGGCCGTTGTCGTGTCCTCGGCAGGCTTCCCGCTGCTCACCAAGGCCGCCAAGGCCCTTGATGCGCTCGAAGTCGGCGGCACGAAGGTGTGCTTCCAAGACCCCGACATCCTCGGCACGATCGCTGAAAGCGGTCTTTCCCGCTTCATCCCGTCCGACAAGATGAAGGGAATTTACGAGGATGCCTACCTCGGTCAGTACTCCGGCGCGGCACAGGTTGAAATCGCCAACACCCCGATCATCAACACGACCGGGATGGATGCGGCCCCGACCATTTCTGCCGAAGTCATCAAGGATTCGTCTAACAACGTGATTGGCTTGAAGCCCATCCGCACCGTTTCCGGCTCCGGCACGGGCTCCCTCATCGCTGGCGTTCCTTACGTCGTGTCCGGCCTCAAGATTCGTGCCGCCTCCGGCATTGAATCCGACAAGGACTACGTCGTGATCTACAACAAGGAACTCACCGGCGTTGACGGCAACAAGAACCCGGTTTACGGCTTCGGTGTCCCCGAGCTCCGCGTGACAGTCAAGGGCAAGGGCACGAACAACGCTAACGCCTGGATGGAACACAACACACTCACGGGTGCGCTCTCCGGCGATGTCGCAACCTTCACCCTCACCCCGCTTCTCACCGCTGGCAAGAAGTACGCCGTCGGTCAGTGCCGCACACAGGATTGCTTGGGCTACGACCAGTATAAGTTCGGCAACCTTCCGGGCTCGGATGATTCCGATGTGGCAACCGTTGACGGCGTGACCGTGAAGATGATGCAGTTCGGCGACGGCAAGAACGGCGTGAAACTCATCCGCTTGGATATGACCTTCTGCGCCAAACTCTACGACCATCGAGAATCCGTCACCACCTACACCTTGCTTGGCAACGCCTAACAAGACTTGACCTTCTCGCTTTCGTGATCCCTCGCTCCCGCCTTTCACGGCGGGGGCATTTTTTTTCGGGGCATTTTTTTTCGAGGCGTATTCCAAAAGTGGTGTATATTGTATATGGAAGGGCCTTTATATGATTAACGTCAACGAATTAATACAGACCGCCTGCGAGGATTTGAGCCTCATTGATATTGACGAGCCGGTGGACGGAACGCTTGCAAGCGTAGCCGAACGGCAGCTAAACCTCGCCATCGCGGAACTCAACCGCGACAATTTCATTTCTTGCACGACGAAAATCCACGATGTCAACTGCGCCGGTACGGTCTATTTCCGCAAGCTCGAAACGGGCGAAGCGAAGGAACCCAACACGATTGATGCGGAGCCGCCTAACTCCGTTTCGGGCGTTTCTCGCCGCATCGGCATGCGCTTTATGTCGTTGATTCCGGCACGTCGGCAGGACTTGGCGACCTTCGCCACGATGGGCTTGCCGCAAGTGTACGAATACCAAATCGAGCAGGAGACCGCGCCGAGCGGAGAATCGCGCAACGTTGGCAAGGTTTACTTGAACGGCATCAACCCGTGCGACCTCCGCATTTTCGTTTCGGCGGCAATTCCCAAGTACAAGATGGGCGACAAGATTTACTTGCCCGACCTTTACTATACTTTGGTTCTGTATGCGCTTGAAGTGAAACTCGCGGAAAATCGCAAGGTCTATTCTTACCTTCCGACCGCGCAGAAGAACCTCGCCAACGCCAAGGATGCCATCGACAAGACGGCGGCGACAAACGCGCCGGTCGTTTCGTCCGCCATGACCGTGGGCGGGTACAACGACAATTTCTATAACGGTATGGCTGGAGTGGGGATGTAATGGCGCAGGGCCGCATCATAAACGCGCTAATCGGCGCAAGCAACAAGGCGAAGTTTCCCGCAATCCAGGGCTCCGCTTTGTCCGTGAATATGTACTACGGCAGAAACGGCAAAGACGAGTATATGGAATCTATGCCGGGCTTGAAGCTGCTCAATGTGGTAGAGGAAAACGCGAAGTTTCGCGGCTCCTACGTTTCCACGATCGGGCTTGATTCCGAGCATAGCACGGAGGATATGTTTGCTGTTTTCGGAAACTCGCTTTACCGCATCAAGAGCGACGGCACGGCGGCGGCGTTGGGAACGCTCGCCAACAACGGCTCCCGCGTCTGCTTTGCCGAGACGGGAGGCCCCCGCGCTTTGCTGCTCGTTGCTGACGGCGCGAACCTCTTTTATTACGACCTTCTCGAAGGCGGGAACCTGGAAGCCATACAGATGCCCGAACGCATCACGGCTCGCGGCGGTTACGTGAAACCTTCACACGTTGCGGTCGTTGCTGGCTCCATCGTGATTAACGACACGTATAGCGGTTATTGCTACTATTCCAAGCCATACCCGCTCGCGAACGACTTGAGAGAAATGATAAAGCTGGACGCTAACGGGAACCCCGAATACGAAGCCGACGGCGTGACCGTCAAGACAACGATGGAGCCGTCCAAGCTGCACGTATTCGAGGACGATTACCACGTCCAGCAATACTTCAACACGGAATCTTCAAGCGACAACATCAACGGCATCTATGCCATAGGCCCGACCCTTTACGTGTTCGGCCCCAAGACGGTGGAGATTTGGCAGCGCGGCACGGGCGAATTCGAGGAATGGATAAGGACATCCTACACGTCGCAGAACTCGTTCGGGCTCGAGGCTCCGTCCTCGCTTGCCTCGTCGGGTTCTATTCTCTATTTCGTGGCGTCCGGCGCGCAATACGGCAAGGCCGTGATGATGGTGTCCGGGGCTTCGTTCAAGAAGATTTCCGAGGATTGGCTGGAAGAAAAGCTGCTGAAAGAATCCACCGGCACGGCTTACGGCTTTTGCTATTCCGTGGGGGAGCATAACTTTTACGTGCTGCAATTCCCCAGCCTTGGCGAAACGTGGTGCTACGATGCGCTGGACGGCGGCTGGCATCAAAGATGCTCGTTGCAGGCAAGCGGCCTGGAAGGTCAATGGCGCGCCGGCGGCGTGGCCTATTACCGCGAGAAGTTCTTTGCCTTTACCAATGACGGCGCGGTCTGCGGATTCCATCGCGACTATTGGCGCGAGGATATGCCAGACGGCTCCACGAGGCCGCTTGTGCGCCACCGTCAGACGGGCGTTATAATGGACAACGGGCGCCCCTTCACGCTCGAAGAAATCGCCATAGAGTGCAATGTCGGTACGTGGGAGGACTACGCAGACAAGCCGTACTTGATGTTGCAGATTTCAAAAGACGGCGGGATGACCTTTGGCAACGTCAAGCGCGCAAGTCTTGGGCGCGTGGGTGACTATTCGCACCGGGTGCGCTTCCTCCTTGGCGGCTTGAACCGCAAGTGCGTTATTCGTGTCACGTACTCGCACCCCACGGAACTTACATTGAACCTTTGCGAAATACGCGCCGAGGCTACGGGGGCGATGATATGAGAAACGGCGTTATCAATGCGGGTTCGTCCAAAGAGGATGTTTTGGCGGTTCTCACGGGAACTTGGAACGAGTACGACGATCGTGGATGGCACGTTGTCAAGACCCCGTTTTTCGTGGCCTTGTCGGGTACGTTCCAGGCGGGGCGGCAGCAGCTACCCGTCAAGCCTAAAACGGCCTGCCTGCTCACCTGGGCGAACGCCAACGGAAACGGACACGTTGTCATCCCTGCGCTTGCTACGGGCTTTGACTTGCCCGAAAACGCAATAGTCAATTTAACGCTATTCGGAACGGAGACTTACTGATGAAAACGGACGAAAAGGATATAAAGGCAAAACTCCGCAACCTCAAGGAATCTATCGAGGATTTCCTTGAAAACACGGAACTTGACGAAGTGGAAAAGGACTTGAAGAAGAAACCCGAACCCAAGAAGGGCGAAAAGGAGGGTGAATAAATGTGGATTACCGACTGGGCGAAAGACTATTGGGATAGCTGGAATATCGGCGATATGTGGTCCGGTGCTATGGACAAGATTGGCGAAGTTCTAGGCACGTCCAACACGGCAGAAGTGGAGCGCGCAGGGGATGCGCTTTCCGAGATCATGGGCTACGGCGAAAGCACGGCGGCATTGAACCGCGCTCTTTTCGGTGACTATATGGGACAGATGCAGAAGATGTACGGCGGCGGCGCTTCGCAGTACGACCAAGCCGTGCAGAACCTCGCGGCGGCTATGCAGGCGCAATCCCAGCGGGAGCCCTTCGAGTACACGGGCGACGTTTCCGAATTCTTCGACCCGGCGGCGCAGCAGCGCGCAATGGCGGCGCAACGCGCAATAGAGAACGCGGCGGCTTCTGGCGGTTCCCGCTTCTCGTCCAGCTACCTTGACAAGCAGGCGGCGAAGCAGCAGGCACTCGCGAGCGAGGAATGGCGCAACGCATACGACCGCTTGATGCAGGCGCGCAACCAGCAGCTCCAGCAATACCAGGCGCAGCAGGCGGCATCGCAGCAGAACATCCAAAACCTCGGCACGTTGGCTTCGGCATACGGCCAGGAAAAGGGACAGCTTGGGCAGGCTATCGGGGACTACTACACCGCTATGGCTGGGCAGAACCAGGCAAACCTCGAAATGCAGAGCGACCTCGCGCAGAACAGGGCGAACGTCGAGCTTGCGCACAAGCATGGGCTCGGCGGTCTCCTTGGAAGTCTCGGTGGTGCTGTCGGCTCTATCATCGGCGCATCGGCGTAAGGAGGAATCTAGATGGCACTATCCGTTAATTTCCGTTGGCGCGGCGTGAGCCTTGACCGTCCGCAAAGCATGGCAGACAAGACCGGGATGGGCGAAGGCTTGCGCGGTCTTGCCGAAGGCATCCGCACTTACAAGGACATCAAGAAGGCCGACGAGGAACGCGCACGGGCGCAAGCAATCCAGGACGAGGAAATCGCGCGTCGTCGCGCATCCGAGGACGAGGAAAAGAAGCGCAACGAGGAAGCTGCCGCGATGATCCGGCAGAAGGCCGCGCAGCGCGCAGAAATCGTCAAACGCCGCGAGGCTATCGTGAACCGCATCCGTGAACTCGGAGGGGCCGTCTAATGGCTTCCTTTTCCGAATTAATGCGGATATTGCCGCGCATCGCCTTGAACATCTTACCTGGTGTGATGATGGGCGGCGGGGCGGCTTCTCGCATCCTGCAACGTGCCGTGGATAAGAAAATCCCCGGCGCGGCTCTCACGTACCCCGATTTGGATAGCGAGTTTATCTATCCCATCAACTACGTGGGCGGGGATTTCCCGTTCGAGAACGCTTCCTTGGTTCGTGACGTGGCAGAGCAGGCGGCAGCAATGCAGAGCCTTGAAGAGCATAACGCGGCATTGGCGATGGGCGGCAAGGAAGCGGAGAAGAAACTACCAGCGTGGTGGAAGGGAGATTTAAAACCCCGTCAAGAATTTAGCCCCGGTTCTTCTGCCGTGTCGGGTGTCAAGATATTGCCGAACAACAAGATTGCGGTGCAGTTTAGGGGCGGCGGCAAATGGTACACGTACAACGGCGGCGCGAACGCCCGTGAGGCTTCGCTTGCGGCCCGTTCCCTGCTCACGGCCCCCTCGATCGGGCGAGCCCTTGTGCGTGACGGGCAATACGCCCACAACGGCCCCAGGGACAAGGAAGGCAGGCCGGACAAGAATATAGGATGGTGGGGCCGTACCCATTACGACCCAAGTTTTTAAGGAGGCTTTAAAATGGCTGACGTACAATACAGATTTGCACAACCGACCACACCCGCGCAGGCAAGCGCAGGCGTTAATTTCCGTTGGGCGGGACAAGCCGCCAACGAGGGCGAACTTGCTACGCTACGGCAGCAGCTCGCGGACGTTGACCGCGAACTCGCAGAATTTGACCGCCTCAATCCGGGCATCGCTTCGGGCGAGGCCGAGCTTGCGGCGAACCGTGCAGCCGGTGGCGACATTGGCTTTTACACGGGTATGGCTGGACGCGCGGCGGCTGAAACGCAGCGCACGGCGGCGCAAGCCACGGCTGCGCGTGAATCCATCGAGAACGCCTTGGACGAAGCATCCCGCAACGCCTACGGCCTGGAAGATGAAATGGATGCTTTCGCAAAGCAGCGCAAGATGGAAGTAGAAACCCAGCTAAACAAGGCCGAGCGAATGGCGGCAAACTCCGGGCTCAATATCCAGGATTTCCCGCGCTATCAAAAGCTGCGTGAACAATTGCAGGGAAAGGGCGGCACGACCGGCGAATCCGAGGCCGACCCGATCATCTACAACTTGAAGAACGTGGAAGCCGTGGAAAATATCTTGTATTCGCTCAAGCGAGAGAACCGCCTCGCGAATAGCGACATCGAGAAAATAGAGGCTTTCATCAAGAACCACCCGACGGACGAGCGCACCGCGAAATTGCGTGACGTGGTGGCGAAGGTTAAAGGCGGCACGCGCGAAAGCGGAGCCGCAGCCGAGGCTGAAAACAGAAAGTGGGATGCCTGGTTCAACGCCCACGCGAACGACACGAAGGAGCAGGCACGGGCGGCCTATGCAGCGCTGACCGAAAAGGAAATAAAGCAGTTCAACAAGCGCTTCAACTTCAACCCCGAAACGGGCGTGATTACGAGGAAGTGATATGGCTAACGAATCCAAGACCGGCGCATCCGAAATCCTCGCAATCCGCGAGGCGCAGAAATACCCTATTTCGCCAGAAGCTCGGGCGGTGTTCGACACGTCAAAAGGTTTGACCGAGCAACTCTATACGCAGGACGTGTTGCGGAATTTTGGCGAGCAAGCCCCGGCGTGGGTTTCTGCCGAATTGCAGCCCGAAACGCCGACCATCCCGACGATGGACGTAATTCTTGATGCACTCAAAGACCAAATCAAGGATGACCCGAAGAAGGCCAAGGGCGCACGGACGCGTGAGCAGAAATTCCTAGAGGATTTCCCGAAGAAGCAAGCCGAATGGAAAAAGGCTATTGTGTCCAATCCCCAATTCGGTGAACGCGGATGGGAATTTGTCAAGGAAGCCTGGAAGGCTGCTTTGCGCGACGAAACCGAAAAGAAGATAGAGGCAGAACGCCGCGCCACGCTTCGCGGAGAACGCGAGGAAGGCTTGGCGGCTATCCCTGCACAAATCGGCGGTTTTGCCGCTTCCGTTTTCCGCCCCCGCGAATGGGAGGCTTACGAACGCGGTCAAGAACCTACTTGGAAGGATTACCTTGGCGACATTGCCGAAACCGGCTTGATGGCGGTTCCCGGCACGTCCTATGTCGGCGGCGCATCCCGTGTCATCGGGGCCGTTCCGAAAGTGGGGCCGAGGGTGGCAAACGTCATTGCGAAAAATCGGGCCATCGCTAACATCTTGGGCAATGCCGTCGCCCCGGTCACAGGCGAGGCTTTGGATGCCGCTATGTACGGCGAAGGCGACCCGAACATCGAACGGCAGGATTTCTCCGCTTTGGATGCCCTGCTCGGAACGCTCACCAATATGGGCGTGAATTACCGCCTTTTCCGCGACCTTGGCGGCGGTGGTCGTGTGGCTGCTGGCGAACTTTCTAGAAGTTCAACGGGCGGCATACGTGGGCGTGTGCGCGACCTAATCGAAAGTTTCGGAAAGACCCGCGCAGAGCGTGGGCTCCCTGCTCCCACCACAAGGGCGGGGCGTGTCCTTGAACTTTTGGAAATGGGCGCACCGACCGAAATCGTGAACCGAATCGGGCGCGATACTGACGCGCAGATGGCCCTCGCATCCTTGGCGGGGCGCGCCGGCGGCCTTGGCGCAAGCCTTGTCGGTGCGGAAAACATCGACTTGACAAAGGAAATACCGCAGATGAGGGAGCGCGAACACCAGGCAATGCGTGACCGTGCGACCGCATCGCAGATTCTCAAGATTGAACAAGCCGACGGCAACCTTACCGAGCGCGACAAGGACTACTTGAAAGCCGTTCGCGAAAATCCGAGCGTTATGAAGTTCGGCTACGTGCCGGACGAAGGCGCGGAGAAAAAGGGCCGTTCTTCCGACGATTTCAACTTGTGGCTTTTGGAAAAGGGACACAAGCTCCTGCGCGGAACCGGGGCCGCACGTTCTTTTGCTGAAATCGGACGCTACGAATAGAAAAAAGTGAAAAGTGGTGTATATTGTAATTGAGGACACGATGGAAGATACGACGCAGAAATTAAAGAATTTCATTAGCCGGAGCAAATCCAAGTTTGCCCCGCTTCTTGACAACATCAAGGAAGCGAAGCGGCTTCTTTCGGGCAAGCAATGGGAAAAGAACGATGACAACTACATCGCCACGACCCGCAACCGCATCACGATTAACGTCATTAACAACCAGGTGCAAAGCACGGCGAATTCTTACGCCGCGTTTCCGTACATTTGGTTTACTGGCGACCAGGAAACCGACAAGGAAATCGACGATTTCTTCAAGAAGGATTCCAACCTTTTCGCATCGCAGGAGGCCGTGCTGGACACTTGCTCCTTCGGCCTCGGCGTTATGGCTATCGGCTCCGAACCCGATAGCGAAGGCAAGAACACGCCGGTCATTTACTCCGTGACCGACATCGAACGCGTCTTGCTCGATCCCGATAGCGTGGAGTTGGATGGTTCCGATATGATGGAGGCTGCGTTGGTGGACTACCGCAGCCGCGATTGGGTGCGCGTCCACATTGGCGGCGATTACCTGCCGGGCGAACGTAAGGCCATGATTGTGTCGGACGCTTCCTGCGCCGACCTCATCCCGATTATCACCTACTACGTCCTGGAATCCGACGGCGTACACGTCCACACCTTCGTCAACGACAAGGAAGTGACGAATTTCGAAATGGCAGAGGACGGAACGCAGAGCGAAAAGGCGAACGTGCTTCCCATCCACCGAATCCCGATTTTCCCAGTATGGGGCGAGCGTTCGTGGACGGATGACGGCAAGAAGATTTACATCGGCCTCGCATCCAAGGCGAAGGAAATCCAGCGCGTAGTCAACTACGCATTCACGCAACTTATAGAACGCCTCGGACAATCCCCGAAGGCGCAATGGCGCGGTTTCCTTGAATCCTTCAAGAACTTGGACCAATACTACAAGAAGGCGGGCACGGGCGAAAATCCGATTATCCCCGCGAACCGCCTTGCAAACGACAATCAGACGCAATTGCCGCTGCCGGAGCGTGTCAACAATGAGGTGCAGTTTGGCGACGTGTTCGGCATCGTGAATGGTTCCCTCGGCCTTCTCTCGTCCATCACGGGCGTGGATTCCAAGGGCCTAGCGGACGTTGAATCCGACGTGACCGCCACGGCGGCGGCGTACACGGCAAAGGTTTTCAAGAACAATATTCGGCACTATTTCGACCACCTCCGCACATCGTTCAAGTCTATGGGCGACACGTTGATGGTGCTCATGGGCAAGACGGGCAAGTCCGTCTCCGTGACTCAAGGCCCGGACAACTTGATGCAGTTGCAGATTGCGCGCTCGTTCATCATTAGCCTTTTGTCGCAGATTACCGACCCGGCACAGAAGATGCGCTTCATCAACGCGGCCTTAAAGACGTTCCCGGAAAATGAAATCGTCTCCACGCTCTACGCCGAGTTGAACGCCGTCCCGCAGCCTTCCGAAATGGAGCAGCAGGCGTTCGCCACCATCGAGCAGATGAAGATGGCCCTTGACGAAAAAGACCAGAAGATTTTGCAGATGCAGGAACAGCTCGAGACCTACCAAAAGAGCAGCGAAGATTTCAAGGCCGGCATCATTGCGGACTTTATCAAGGCGAAACAACAGCATCAATTCCGTATGGAAGAAGAAGCCCTCAAGGCTGCGCTCTCGCAGGGAGCCGATGCGGAAAAGGCGCAAGCCGAGGCGGCGAAGGCCGGGCTTTCTCTCGAGCAGCAGGCGCTGAAACTTGACGAGGAAAAATTGAAGGCTTCGGCTGAAATCGTTAAATTGTTCGGGGGCCGCGTATGATGTTCTGCATTAACCCAGGCTCCATCGTATCCAGGCTCGGCGCGCCGTTGCAGGGCCGTGTGACGATCTACCGCCACGACACCGACGATTTGGCGACCGTGTACACGCTCGAAGGGCAGGATTTCGTGCAGGCCCTAAACCCGCAGATCTTGGACGTTAACGGGCGTTTGATTGATACCGTGTTCTTTGATTGCGGCATAGTGGATGTACGCATCGAGCAATACATCGGGCCGGAGGGCTTTATTTCCGTGGATGCACCCGACGAATACTTTGCCGCTTTTGATACATTCGAATACGGCATCAAGCTGGATGCAGGAAGCACGATCGGACACGTTGAAACCATCGCGGCCTTGCGCGATGTTTCGCCGGATGCAAAGTTCGTGTGGGTGAACGGATATTACGCCGTTGGCGATGCCCCGTCCCGCCTCTACTATTGGGATGAGGCAAGCGAGGACATCGAGGATGGCGGCTACGTGGTCGGCTCGGACGTCGAAGGCGCGACCGGCAAATGGATTCTGTTGTGGGGCGACGAGGTGCTGCCATGCACGGTCTACGGCGTGAAGCCAGGCACGGAATCGAACCTCGCGGCGTTCCTCGACTATCCCGATGTTGTGGGCTCCATGAGCCTCAAGACAGCCCCTTGCTTGCGGTTTGTAAGCGGACAATACACGACCGCCGAAAACCAATACACGGACAGAACATTGTGCTTCGACACGGGTGCACAGTTCGTGAACGCGCCGCAAATCAATTGCCCGGAGGTTCGCACGTTCGGCCCAGTTTCGGGATATATTGGAAACTTCAAGTTTGCATACAACGGCGTGGGCGATGCCGTCGCGCACTCGTCCTGGTTTAAGTCCGTGTCAGATTTTCTCGAATGCCGGGCCAACCATCTTGTAATCGACGATACAAACTATTTCACTAACAAAAACATCCAGGGCGTTGTCGAGGCGAAGGACGCACTAATAGAAGGTAACAAACATATTGCCTTTACCTACTCCGCTGATAGTTACATCAAGTTCAACAATTGCAGGTTCAATGCCTCCGCTATACTGGATGCGTCAACGGACTACGTGCGCTTTCTCGGCTGCGAACGTTGGCCCCGTGAAATTTGGCTTGGCTACTCCGCGACATGGTTTGATTTCGGTTCGGATGCCAGCTCGAGAACGCAATACAGAGCGACTGATTTAAATGTGCTTGACATTGCCGATTTTGCAAACCCGGACATATTCATCAAGGCTGCACTTGCATACGGCTTAACGTCCATCGACTTGCGCGGGAATACGGCGAAAGGCTTTGAAAGTTCAAGCGTTACCGAAATCAAGAATGGTTTTTTCACAACGCCCGTAACGCTTCATAGCGGAAGTGTTACGGCCTTGAATTGCCATTGCTGCCTCAACATTGATTCTGGAACACCCGTGACGTTGAAGGGAGGCAAAGTCACTCTGTATGGCTCAGCGTTGCGTATTGAAAGCGATGAATGTGAATTTACGGCAGGCACTGCGATAAACCCGACGGCTACTACGCAAGCGGAGTTTAGGGGAGGCACGTTCACCGGCGATATCATAATGAGCGATTCCGATCTGGACTATGGCTGGGAGGGTCACAGCGTCTCGTTCTGGAATTGCCGGATAAACGACGGTGATAACCCGTTCAAGCTGACGAAGATAGAGTTACATAAGTGCGTTTGTGAACGCGAGATAAAGATATATCCTTTCGTCCGCAACGGGGTCGAAACGGTTTACTTGTCGCTGGTTGATAATTGCTTTATTGGTAATTTTAGCCTGGAAATATGCAACCCGCCGACGCGCGACGTGGTTAATTGTTACAGCAACAGCGACAGCGTGTATATCTCAAATAACGTATTTGGTCAAACCGACCTTTTAGGGTTGCGCGCGCCGCTGTATAACAATTCCTTCTTGCAGTTTTGGGCAGTTGGCAATACTTGGGTTTATAGCGAGAATACGGGCCGGTGCCCGTTGAGACGCCCCGCAAGTGTGGCTTCCGACGATATGACGGAAACCTACACCAATGACGATGATACAGTGCATTATAGCATAAGATCGACCTTGATGATATTTAACCTTTTGCCTGGGCCTATAGTCAATTCTAACTTTGTGGCTATCGTCTATGACGGAACGGACGCATTAAGCTCCGCAAGTGCGCTGAATGCTTGCAAGTTCATTCATAACGCTTGGGTTAATCCGTCCGACAACAACGTCTTTGCTTGCCGCTACGCTTGGAGCGACGACGACGATTATACGGCCGGTAAGTTGCTGAAGTATATCCAGGAAGGGAGGCCGATGTAATGGTAATTAATGAGCTCGGATATTTGGTTGAACCAAACAACCAAATTGTACTGCCTAACGGTTCCACGAACGTTGCGGGTATAGTGCGCGTGTACAATGCAGGCACGGACGATATTGCCAAAACGTATTGCGATTTCAACGGCACGAGGAATCCGGCCAACATACGCCTCGACAACAACGGGCGCGCGGTCATTATCGCTGACGTAACGAAGGCTTACCGCGTGGACGTCCTCGATTCAAACGGCGGCTTGCTCTGGACTGTCGAACCGGCCTATTGCATCGGAGGTGAAGGCGGCGGCGGTGGCGGTATATCGCCAGCCGTACTTATAGCGACGGCCGAGATAATAGAGGGCAACGACAACGCATTGTCACAATCTTTCAGTTTTTCTGAAAGTAAAAAGCTAGGTGACGATATATACATTCAAGAAGGCAGTGTAAAGTGTGACGCCGGAGTTTACCACGTTGACTTTACCATTAGCATTGCGATTAACCAGACTACGCCTCCACGCCCGTGGGTTGAAAACGTGTCCATTGACTATGGTGTCGGATTTGCTTACATCAACCTTGACCGCTCCAACATGGACCCGACCGCATCCGATTCCGTGGATGTCGGCTACGACATCGTGGTTGATACTGACGGGACAACGTTGCCAGTAACGCTTATAGGACTTGGAACAAACTGCTATGCGACAATGCAGCACTTTAACGTGCACAAGGTAGCGGAGGCTGAATAATGAGTGTTTTGTACAGGAGGAAACCGGAAGTCCTATGGAATATGCCGCAGGGTCTTGACGGCACGGAGAAATTGCAGGCTCGCAACAACATCGGGGCCGCTGCTCTGGCGTCCTTGGCGGCACCCTTTGAGAGCCGTGCGCCTAGCTATGCGTGGAGCGCCGGAGAGGTGTGCACCTACGGCGGTGCGCTTTGGATGTTTGACATCAATCACAGCGGCGCTTGGACTGGAGCGGACGCACACGAAGTAACGATATTGGAGGTACTAGCGAATATGAGCGAGAAACCGACCACGATTTTGAGCGCCCCGATTTACATCGGCGGCGACCCGACAGACTTGGACATCTATACGTATGCAAACAACGCACGCACGGCAAGCGTGACGTTCTCCGCATTGTGCGAACTTGCATTCACGCCGAACGGCGGCGCAGACTTGGACGAGGTTTCGTTCGACAAGACGAAAGTCCTGAAAATCAAGAGGGCGAGAATCAAGACCCCCGGCTCTGTCGGCTTGGGTGCCGCCAACGGAAAGAAGTGCGCCACGTTGTATATGAGCACGGGCTATTATGGAACGCCACCCGTTGCCGCAACGAGTTTTGCGATGCAGTTCAGCGCCTTTGACGAGTGGGAAGAGTTTAACTTGTCCGTAGATTCCACGTCCTTCGGAATGAGCACGTACAAGATGGCAATCAAGACTACGGACGGCAACGGCAACGACTCCACCATCACGATTGACGATTACAACATGCAATCGGCCTACGAGGGGCAGAAGTTGCAGGCGTGGCTGGAGATTGAGGTGGAATCCGAAGGGATAGCGACAACGTAAGGGAGGAAGGCTATGAGCATGCACGAAGTAGGCAGTATGTACAACCAGCCGAGAGTTTACAATCAGGGTGGTGGTGGAACAATTTCATCTGGAGTAGATTTAGACGGCTACAAAAAAACGATGTTCACGGAAGTTTCTGGTAATGCTGATGCTGAGGTACTACTGGCGGCCAACGCCGACGATTTGAAATTTAAATTTTCCAACAAGGTAATCATTGAATTTTTTATACCAACTTTAATCGGAACTTCCACGGACGATAAGGAATTTTCGATTTTTTCGAGGACACAAAAAAAACCTAACGCGAATAGAGGTTACAATATTCGGTTTTTTAATAATACGCAAATCATTATAAACATGTCTTCGGATTACGGATTACCGAATCGAAGGATTTATTACACTTCGGCAGGTGATAATTTCGGCATGGGAAATTTTTGCACGGCCGAATCGAAGATAAATACAACAAACAGGGAGAATTACGGTTTTTTCAATGGTCAAAGCGTTTCATTTGGAGCACGTTCAAGTGAAATTTCTTGTTATTTTACCTTGTTCAAAAATCTAAATTCAAATCTTGCTCAATTTTTTGCAGGCACTAAAATTTTTTCGTTCCGGATTTTTGATGCTGATGGAAAAAAAGTGTTAATGGACTTGCAACCAGTAAAGCGCATTATAGACTCTCAAGCAGGTTTTTTTGACCTTGTATCTGGAACATTTTATACTTGCGGTAATTCAAACGGCCTTACGGCTGGAATTGAAATAGATTAAATAACAAGCTCCATCCCTTAGCTGGGTGGGCGCCGTGGTTGACAAGGCCACGAAGGGAGGCAAGGATGGCAAGTGAAGGCGCAGCTTGGAGGAAGTTCCTCAAACCCCTAGTGGGCGCTACCATCGTCATGATGGGCGCCGTGGGCGGCTACTTCGAGTATATGCAGAGGCAGAACAACTCCGCGTTCCGTGACGAGGTCACGGCGCTAAAAATACGCATGGAGGCGGCGGAGAAGCGCTCCGACAAGTTCGACGTCGAGATTGACGGATTCAAGGTGCTGCTCTCCGACATCCGCTCGGACGTGTCCTTCATACGTGGCAAGATGGAGGGCGGGAAATGATTGGCGACGAGGAAGGAGAGCTGGAAGGGCTAGGGCCGTTCTTATTCATTGTGGCTCTCCTCGCCGTGTCCTTTGTCCTGGATTGCCTATGGTGAAAAAGGCCGTACTCACGTTCATTTTCGGCTCTGACAAGGAAATCCTGCGGGAGCCCATCGTGGTGGATGACGGCGTTCGCTACGTGTGCGTTACAGACCAGCCGCTAAAATCGGACGTGTGGGAAATCCGGCGCGAATTTTTCCCCTTCGTGAAATCCGACCGCGACAAGGTAGCCATCGTGAAAATGCAGCCTTTCAAGTACGTGGATGCCGAGCAGGTCGTGACGATCGACGGCAGCCTGCAAATAAAGGCGCATCTGGGGCCGCTTTTTGACGAGGCGGCACGTTACCCTATCGGACTTAAAAAACATCCCCTGCGCGCGAATCTTGAGCAAGAATTGCCCTTTTGGGTGGGACGCGGGATGCCAAAAGAAACGATACACGAATTTGAGAAGATGGCAGAAAAGGACGGCTTGAGCCTTTCGCGGGTTCCTCTTTTTGAGGGGTGTGTGATAGCGTGGCGTAATACCGCGTTTTCGCACGCCCTGGGGCGTTCAATCCTCAAACTGATGGAAAGACTAGGGGACGGGCAAAACAAGCTCATAACGAACCAATGCGCCCTATCCTACGTGCTTAAACAGATGGCCCCGCACACTATCACGTACTGCATAGACCAGCACAAGTTTTTCAAGCGTTTTTTTCACAATACTTTCTCCGAGAACTTGACATAGGCCGAGAAAGAATATATATTCATTCTCGGTGTAATACCTCCTATTTGTTTAGATGCTACCTCCTTAAATCCATCGTTGGCGCGGTGGATTTTCTTTTTGCCTTGACATCGGTGCGTAAATTGTTTATATTGTTGGTATGGTAAATCCTCGCCGTCCCCTCCTATTTAACAAATAAAACGGCTAGAGGTTCAGACATCCATATATTAATATCACAAAGGCCCTTGAAACGGGGCCTTTTCCTTATGCAGAAAACCCCGCCGGATTGGGCGGGGCTTCATTATGCAAAGGAGAAATTGAATGACTAATCAATGAGTGCGTCGATTCAAATATACATCCTCTTTAATTAATTGTCAAGTACTTGTGAAACAAAATCGTCATGAAGTAATCTCGGGCTTCGCGGTCCTCCATTGTGCGGTGTCCGTCCGCAAGCCTTCCTTGTAGTGCGAGGATGCGCCGGTGTACATAATGCGGAGTGGCGCGCTTTCCTGGTATTCGCCGTGCGTGTCGGTGTACATCGTTGCCGGCACGTAGTTCTGCAATAGCACCGTCTTGCCCACCACGTCGTTACCGAAGCGTGATGCAAAACACGCGGCAAGGTAGAGCGTGGACACGAGAACCGTGTCAACGTACTTAACCATACGACCGATGCGTTCGCCACCCTCGAAAGCGTTGTGCCGTTGCTTGAACGGGTTGTATTCGGGGAATGTGTCGCGGCCCTGCAAGTCAAAGAGAATATCGTCGTAATCAATCATCAACTTGTAACGGTATTTGCCTTTCAGTTTTCCGTATTGCTTCACGACATCTTCGTGGACTTCGGCGCATGGGCGGGTGACGATCACGCAAGCGGAATGGTAGAGGATGTAATCGTCGAAGATGGGCGAACACGTAACGAGGATTTCAAAATCGCCCCCGGCTTGCGAGTTCATAATGTGCGCCCAATTGCGCCAGCGCACGTATGCACACGCGCTCTTGTCGGTTACCACCACCAGAGCTATGTATTTCTGCGCTTCCATTTACACGCCCTCCGGGTTGAGAAGGTCGGCCTTGATGAAATCGACGAGAGTGTGGTAATCGTCGCCACTTTGCAGCGAGTGCGCGAAACTCTCGCCTTTGAGCGTTACCGTCTTGTTATCGGTGTTGATGCTTGCGATGGCATCAAGGGCAATGATAATTCCCTCTCCTTTGAGGTGTACGAATTTAGGTACGTTCGGCATTTTCTGTTCCTTTTTCGGTTGAAGGTTTTTCGCGCTTGTCCAGGTAGGGCGGCGCGATAAATATTTTGTTCGAAGCGGCGGTCGCATCGTTCATTGTTCGCTGGATAATACGCGAGCCGTACTTGCGGTTGATTATAGAGTGAATCTGGTAGATTGTGTCGAATATTCCGTTGTTGCGGTCGTTGATTTCCTTGATTGTCTTCTGCAATTCAATGACCTTTCGGGCGAGGCAGACTTCAAGAATTGTGTGCGAGCCCCCCCCCTGCCTGCGGTT